CAGACCTCCATACCCGAAAAAAACCCGAACCGGCAACGTGCTTGTTTGGTAAAAATTCATAAACCGGCAATCGTGCCTGTTGCTTCAAAAGTGGAACTGGCAAAAAAGACCTATCCGAAATCCGCGTGCCTGTTTAGCGTAATTTATTTTAGCACGTTGAAACCCTTGCTGGCATTGAGTTGCATCGGGTTGCCGGTCCGCTGAGACATTGACGCCTATTGAGTTGTAGAGCTTCACTCTGAAAATTTTTTAATAATATGCCGGTCATATTGAAATTTTTTTAATATGATGCCGCTTTGAGATGAAAAATTTTTAATATGTAACTGGTTGACGCATAACCTGTTGTGAGTTTCCTATAAAATATATTATGTTAAGTAGGAAACCGGTTGATTATCAGCGAGTTACATATAGTATTGTGGGGTTTTTTCTTATAAATTATATTATGTTAAATAGAAAAAACGGTACTGGTTATCAACGAGTTATGTATTACCGTTTCAGCCGGTCCGTAACGTGTTGACTAACATACAGAAAAAAGTTTATTGAGAATCAACCGGTTACATATTAGTCCGATCGTCCATTCTGCTAACTCGTTGATAGTCAATAAAAAATCTTTTCAAAGAATTTGGCCATGTCACCGGATCATAGTATCTTTGTTCTGTTGGGTCGGAAAGGACTGGTCCACATTAAAAAAAAACTTAATATATGAATACTATGACTAGACAGTTTAACGAAGGTTACAAAAAACACCAGAATAACGAGAGACCTATTTACATTAACTTCGCCGCTTCTAAAATGAGCAACGCTGTGAAGCCGAATACGGTAGTAGAATTTACCGACTTTATGGGCCGTAAACACAAAGTAGCTTGTAGACATAATGGTGACATGAAAAAAGCTATGACTTTCTTCGCTACCTTAAAACGTGAAGCTACGACTATCAACCAGATATTGGCTGAATATCCTGTTAAGATGGGTCGAATTGAAAAGCGTTTCATTCCGCAGGTTAAGCGTGAGTTGAAAGCAATCGGTTTATCAGCTAAAGCTATTGAAATTGTGTTACTTTAATTGTAACACATTTTTCGTTTTAATCACTAATCATTCACACTAATAAAATTAAACTATATGAATAAGAATTTCAAAATCACTAAGGTCCGTAGAGTATTAAGGTTGGCCGATAATGACTTCGTACCTGATACCTACATTATGTATAAAGTATCTGGTCCGCGTAAGTTGGTAAAGTATTTCACCACTAAAAAGGCCGCTACTGCTTGGGTAAAAGATTATACCACTCGAAAACCAATGACCACCGAAAACATTATTGACTTACTACGTGGAAGATAAAATTTGAATAATAACCTAATTTTCACACAACCTAATAACCTAATTTATACACAATGACTAAGAATAGAAAAAAGAGAAGCGATAGAAACCACATACTGTACGAAATAGTTAATACCATAACCGGCGAAAGCTATTTAGGTATTACAGCTTGTATCGGACGTAAGGTGCTTTATTCAGCTCGACTCCGTTTTCAAAAGCATTGTAGTAGGGCTAAATGTGAAGATAAAAGCTGGAAGCTATATACCAATATGAAGGAATACGGACCAGACGTTTACGATGTATTTGTACTTGATATTGTACGTGGTAAGGCCGCAGCTCACCAATTAGAAGTGAAACTACTTAAAGAATTTAATTACGAACTAAACTCAACTCACTAATATGAAATTTCAAGAGAAGGGCAGCACAGCCAAAAAGCACTTTCAAATCAGCTTAATCAAATCAATCATTCGTATAGGAGCGTGTGTGGCCCTATGTTACGGCAACTATGTAGGTGCCGGCATCGGACTAGGTATCGCTGAAGTACTTGGTATATACGAAGAAATCGCTTAATCATTAAAACTATTCAAATGAAACTCAAAGAAAAAATCCTTACATTGACTGTTACGGCATTTATAGCCAGTATTGTTCTCGCCTTTGCTTGGGCTATGGCTTGGACACTCTACATCATTTTTCATTCTTAATTAAAACTTATACTATATGCAGCTAACAATCGCTGAATTGAACGAGGTACTATATTGTTTACGTCAGGTCATTCGTTCTAAACCTGAACTACTTGATACCGATACTGCCATGTCCGCTATGGATAAGGTTTACAATGAACTTGAGACCAGAGTGGATGGAGTAATCAATAGCCTGGCGGAAGCTGAAGCTAACGCTGTACAACGCTGGGGATAATTAAACAAACATTATTAAAACATTCAAAACAAAAATATACTACTATGGCTAAAGCTAAAACTATTAAAGAAGTCGAAGTGAAATTCTCACCAGCATTTGATAAAGCAATCAATGGAGTGAAGACCAAAAAGAAAGCCGTTACTAAAAAGGCTAAGGCTAAAACAAAGAAGGTAGTTACTAAAACTAAAACGAAGGCTACAAAGACCCGTAAGGCTAAGGCAACTAAGCCGGCGGCACCAAAAGCACCGCGTGGGTATAAAATTACAAAGGTTCTGCGTGAATTGACCTTTAATAAAGTGAAGGACTTTTACGAACAGTGGGAAGTGACCGGTAAGGGAATGGAAATGCCTAGATACTTTATTAGTGAGGAAGCGGCTCAACGCTTTATTGAAACTTTGAAAGTTGAAGACTTACAATCAAAGGCACTGGCCGGTAAGGTGCATGGTGGTCCAATGGCTAGGGCAGTGGTGAGTGAAATGAAGGAGTTAGCAGCTCAAGCGGACTTACCGGAATTAGATACTGAACGACCAGAACGATGTGACAAGACATCTATTGAAGATATTGATGCGTAGGAGTAATTAACCTACAGGGTTTTCTTTTTTCTGTATTATTCATTTTAGGCCTGTTGTTTCTACATCGGGCTTTTTTATTAACACTAACTTAAAACAACTATATGAGCAGTAAAGTAAAGCGTTTCAAAATCGGTGAATATGCACTTGGTGGCATTATTGAAGCTAGAGTAACCAATGAAGAGCCAGATAGGGAACTGGTCGAAGTGAAAGCAATTGGTATAGATAGTGGTCGGGTCCATATGGCTGACTGGGCTGAAACGGACCACGTCAAATGGTATAACCAAATACTGAATACCTTAAACGAAATGACATCTAGCTACCATGCGGATAATGTAATGGAGTGGATAACGGCCGAAGTAAGACGAATACAATTAACTAAAAAACAAAAACAATCTATATGAGCAACGAACAAAGACTAGAACAATTACATCAGCTTATTGACGAGCTTGAGACTGAAATGTGGTATAACATACACGCCGACTCACCACATAGGGCAGCCAAAGTGAAGACTTGGAACGACCAATTAAAGGAGCAAGCAAACGCACTCCGTATTCAAATTGAAACTAAAACTGACACCAAATGAAAAAACTAATACTATTCGTACTGATTGCCGGCGTAATGACCGGTTGCTCCAATACAAAGCCGGCAGTATATAAGTGTGGCAAGTCTTGGACTAAGATGCCGGCGAAATCCACTGTGACCGGCTGGACATACACAAAGTAATTAATAACCAATAAATAAAACAACATGAGTAAAGTAAAAGAAGCTATTAAAACAGCATTAGAACAAGTCAATAACGCATCGCATAATACCTATGGTGCTAAAATCTATACCCTTGACCAGGTAGCTATGATATTGCAGGATATTATGGCAACCGCTGACGAAGACGAAGATACTGCCGGCGGTACTGTAACATCAACCGATATGTACGAACTGGTCGAAGCACTTGAGGAGCGTATATGTGACAACATTGACGGTATTAGTGAATCCGATATTGTGGACTCCGACTCAGTTGAAGCCAGTATATACAATGGCCGGTTTACGGTTGAAAGTATTGACGTAGACAAAGAGCTAGTTGTGAATGAAGCACAGGCTAATCTTGACGACACCATAAGGGAGTGGCTCTATAAGCACAAGATACTTATTGAGGACTAAAATAAATTTGGCAAAGTGAAAAATTATTCGTATATTATAGCATAACAAAACAATAAGTAAATGAAGTGGAATAACATTATGCATGCGCTAGGTGCGCTCGGTTGTATTGGTGGCATCATTGGAATGTACAGTAACGGCTGGCTAGTGTGGCAATGGCCGGCAATAGCACTATTGTGGATAATAACATCCTATATGAATGCCTGGTCCGCACATAGAGCTAACCGAGAAGTAGACACCCTATTCAAAGACAAGCTCGACATGATTGAAGAGCTATCCAAAGCTGACACTCGTGCTTGGGAGGCCGAAATGAAGCTCGCTAAGGCCGATAAAAAATAAATTTGGCAAAGTGAAAAATTATTCGTATATTAGAGTATAAACGATAAAACAACATATATATCAAAGGTAAATCAATTTTAAAACAAAAAACAAAAACAAAATGAAAAAAGTAACATTTGTAGCGCTCAGCCTGTTGGCAGTTGTATCATTCACATCATGCGGTGGAAACGGCTCAACCGAAGCTACTCCTACTTGTGACACATGTGCAACAGTAGTTGACACCACAAAGGTAGTAGATACAACAGCTACTCCTACGGTAGATACCACAAAGGTAGCAGCTGACACAACCCAGAAGTAATTAAATGGGCGCCGGCTAAATGGTTAGGGGTTATCCATCGGCGCCCCACAAGCGGAGCAAGTGAAACGGTTGCACAGCGGCCCTCCAGGCTGCAGGACGTGGTTCGACTCCACGGCTCCGCTCTATTAAGAGACAGTATTGTAAGCATCTCTGTCGCTCATATATTAATGGTTATTCTCGATTTTACTTTACATAAAAGCTTACAATAGACCTGTTAGGCGGCCTCCAGAGTGGGCCGCCTTTTTTTATGCGAAGTAAAATATACCTTAAAACAAAATTAAACACGTTGGGCAGAGCACCTACGGTCCGTATAGCTAATATGGTCTTCCGTTGGTGCCGGCGCAACCTCGGAGTGAATCGCCGTAAGAAGTGGGACCCGGTATGGTATATCCGTAAGGGCTGGTCCGATGGCGAAATGGGCGAGTACGATGCGCAGGACAATGAGCTATACATCTATTATGACAACATACCTGATGTACGTGAATTGATACGAACAATAGTGCATGAGTGGACACACCAGAATCAACCTATACTTACGAAGTATCACAAATACCCAGGCTCATATAGCCGGAATCCATACGAGCGGGCAGCCAGATATGCAGAGCTCAAGTGGACACCCGTAGTATGGCAGGAATTAAAAGACAAGATAAATAAATAACACATGGCACACATAGCAGGATATACGGCAATAGCCCTATTCGCCCTTGCGGCATTTGTCGCAGTATTCGGGATAATAGACATGATAATTCAATTTAGAAAACAAGATAAACAATAACACATGCAAGAAGCAATTGACATTTTAAGACATTCGGAAACGGTCCTCGTAAAAAAGATAAAGGCAATGAAGGATGGCAAACCCAAGTATGCAGCATCGGACAAGTTGAATGAGTTGCGTGACGCAATTAAAGCCCTGCAAGAATATGAAAAACATATGCAGAAGGCCCCAGACGGTTGGAGTAATCCTTGGCCCACAATGCCCGTTGGACATTAATAAAAATAAAATCAGCAAGTATGTACAATAACATATCAATAGAACGCTTAGAGCAGATAGAGCGACAGCGAGAACAAACAATGGCAGACGTAGCATATCAACGGTGGATGCAAGACCTACGAGTAGCCAGTATGTATGTAGATAGACAACTGGCACTTAATGCACAACACGCAATGCAAGAGTGGGATATAACCCGCTTCCGTATACCAATTAAAGACCAATGTATGTAACACGTATAGCAACATAACACAATAGCTCTCATATAGTATAGAGATGAACCGCAACTCCAAAGGTTGCGGATTCATTGTGCCCATTCCCCGCAAAGTGAAAGCTCGGGGCTCTGGAAGCATGATGCCTATTGGGTTGCATAGCAGTAGTGGTGGATAAGACCCCTTTGCTGAATTTCATGTAAACGGGTATAACGGCAATGTGTAAACGCTAGTCGGGTACGCTTAAATACCGAGCCCGGTTTTTCTCCCTAGGGAACCATTTTTTGATATAGGTGTTGACACACTAATTCGGAATGAACTGAATATAAAAGAGCTAGATATTTATAAGTAATTAAAATAGAATACTATGTTAAGACAAGAAGCATACGAAAAGGTTTCGGAAGTATTCGGAACAATCGTAGGAGTAGCAAGTATAATAAAGGTTATGGACGCATCGGAAGTGGAGAAAGCTCAAACGCCCGTAGAGTTTAAGAAATCTTCAGACGAGATAGATGTGAATATGATAATAACCAAAGCAATTGATAACGGTAAATACAAAGAGTTACAAAAGAACTTATACACACTTAATAGAAAAAGACACCCAAGAGCAAAAGATTTAACAATTTACAAAAGAGCTTGGGATAATATAAAAGATAATGGCAAACGGATATTTTGATGATGGTACAGGTCCTCAAACCAATACGGATGGGAGACCTACGAATAGACCACAAACACGTACAGCAGTAATAACAGGCGGTACAGGTGGGGTGGCATCTCCAACACGTTCAATACCACCAAGGGATAACACATCGGTATTGATAGCGCCTCAATCGGAACGGATACCAGTAGCGGTTAAAGCACCACCTCGTCCTGCGGGCTTACCTCATACGATAGAAGATGGCGCCGGCTCGGAAGTCCTTAAACCAAAAACACATCCGGAGAGATATGATACTCGTGGTGAGAGGTGGAGTATATCGGCATATGATGAAGGGGTTGGACAGAATCCACAAATCGAAGCATTGACCGGCAATATAGGTAAATGGCCGGAGTTACATCCCCTATTACTTATAGACGGAATAGTAATAAGAATAGATGATAAGTTACATTTGGTATCGCAGAAGACCCTTAATGATATAGAGGCATCGGACAACCCACATTATGATATAAGGAATAATGGTGAGGTAAGGGGAAAGGTGATAGGAGAAACAATACCCGTTATTGATATAAGCACAAAGGGCTTAATGGAATCCGGTAGTGTAAGGGATAATCTAAACATAAGAGCCGGAGTGAAACGAGTTGATTACATATATGAGAGTGATATGGTAGAGGGAATACCTCAAGGGCTTATTGACCATATACACTATATCTTTGGATTGCCGGGTGTGCAAAGACCGGAAGATAATTTCCAGTTGTATGATTTCGGATTCACAAAGGATTTCGGTATAGCAGGATTTAAAACCCTTGCTGTTGGACCCGATGGTAAAGTTGACCGTAGTAAACTAACTCAGCTTCTATCGTTTAGTAAGGATAAGGTGAACTCCATAATGAGTGAGTTTAACACAATTAAAACTATGTATTACTCAGGACGAATCCCTGAAGATAAAGCTAAGGCCGTTGTTGATTACCGTAAACGTGCTGTGGCGTTTGACCCGGACCACGAGATACCCGATAGGGAATTTGTCGTTAAGACCTCCGTTCTGGTGGATACTCAAGCCACTCCCGTTGAGGCGGCACATCAAACGGCCGTTAATGTAGGGCAATCCATACCTCAACCGGCACCACAATCGGCGCAGATTAGTTTGGTAGGCGCAGAAAACGATACCTTAATCGCAAGATGGCAGGCATATGGGTTTACGGGAACCGAAAAGGCGTTCCTTAAATACAACCGACCTCCAATGCCTACTCCTACGGTGTTTTCGGGGAATACTGCTCTTCGTGACAATGTGGTAACGCTTGACGGGGTAACCTACTATGTTGGGTTGGC